TTATGCCCCGGCCCCTACCGGTGCGGGGTTCTCGAAGCGCACCACATCCTCGCCCGCCCACCGGTTAAGGTGGGAGGCGATCCGCTTTTGCAGCGGCACGATCTCGTTTCTGAAAAAAGTCTCCGAAGCACGGCCCACATCCCCGAATCCTCCGGCATTGGCAGGCACGACGCCCATGATCTGCGGCGGTGTGCGCCACCCCGCCAGCACATCATCACGCGTGGTATTCTTGACCTCGGTGAAATTGTCCTTGGCCGCCACCTCACTGATCGGCAAAATCTGAACCCCGTCTTTTTTGCCGCCGGGGATATGCAAAAACAGGTTTTTGAAATTGCCGATGCCCTTGGCCGATTCCACCGCATCCTGAATGTCGTCGGCATCATCGTCCTGAAGCCCGCTTTCCGAGATATACATGATGAAACCGGCATGTGCGCCGTTGATATAATAGCGACGGCGGAACAGGGTCGCGGCCTCATTCAACAACGCTGATTGCAGGGCCGCCAGATATTCCGGCACCCCGTACACCTCCTGCGCCGGATCGCGCTCCCTCAGATGCGCCACCGAACCGATACGAAACGGCGTTTCCTGCCACTTGTCGTCTATCCAGATAAATTCACCAGCCCTGAGGCCCACCCGCGTCTGTTGCGCCAGCGCGTGGCGCAACTCATAGACGCCCCCCAGCCGGTTGGCGACCCGCTCCATATAGGCGTTCCCCTGCACTAGAAAATCCAGCACATAGGCCTCGAACGTCTCCGCCGACAGCCATTTGTGTTCCACAAAATGACCAAGCAACAGGTTTTTCTTCAGCGCGATCGCTGACCGATGATGCGGCGTGACATTGATCATGCGTGACAGGTTGCGCGGATTAACCGGCGGCTCGTAATAGCGCCCGTTGTCCCACACCTCCAGATGACTGAGGAACCGGCCCGCGTCGATGACGCTTTCCGCCTCCCCGAAGCTGAAGGCCCGTGCTTTGGCCAGCTTTTTCGATCCGCGCTTGCCTGCGTTCGCGTCGGCTGCGGCGTCCTGTGGCCCGCTCAGGCGTGATGCGCCCCGCGCCTTCTCCAGAAAATTCGTCATGTCGGGTAATCCCTACTCGTGAGCGTTTAAGCGGTGTGCCGTCGGTATTTTCCAGCGGCTCGCAATAAAGGGCGTGAAGCAACGCCCAGGCTAAATCCCCGTGGCCATGCGCTGCTGACCGGCGTGACACATAGGTGACTTGCTTGCCGGACTTGGTTATTTGCGGCCGGATGCTCATCAGCGCACCCGCCAGATCCCGCATGGTGCCACGGTCATATTCAATACGACCATTGCGAAACACATTTTGCGCCTTCAGCACCATCAGGCTCTTTTCGGCTGGGCTGTAATTGATTGACCGCGCCGTCGGATGGAACTCCCTGACCATCTGGTAAACCGCGTGACCGGTGCCGGTCGTATCAATGGCAATTTCGGTTACGTTGCGCTGGCCATATTTGGCCTTCAGGCTCTTGATAAATGCCGCCTGCTCCTGATAGTCGGCACCACGGAACTGCTTTTTCTCAAGCACGCGGAATTTCGATTTCCGGTCACGCGGCGCGGCCACCACGACAATGGCCGATGTATCGCCTTGCTCGGAATGTGACGGGTCGTAACCGATCCACACCTCACCGTCATAGGGCTGCACCGCCATCGGCCGGAAATCGGATTTCCACTTCTCCCAGCTGTCAACCGCCGCTTTCTCTAGCAGGCTGCGCGGAAAGCAGGTCTCGGCATCATCGACAAACTGACATTCATAGATATTGGCAAAAGCCGACACCGAACTTTCACTGCGCAACACCTCGACATCGGCCAGATCAAAGCCCGACGCTATGGCGTCATGCAGCGTGATAATCTGGCGATAAAAGCCGTCCGCCCCGACCTCACCGGATCGCAATGCCTCATGCGAGGTATCGATCTTGACCTGATCCTGCCGCGTCCGTTCGGCATTGAACGCCTCACCTGACCACAACGCATGGGCCTCGTGCAAAACCGTCGAGGGCGTGGAAAACAGGGTGCGCGTATAGCCCGATTGGGTGGCGCAGGCCGAAACGACTTTGAAAATCTCGGCGAAATTATGAACCCAGAAACATTCGTCAAAGATCACATCGCCCGTATAGCCCTGCGCCGTCCGGTAATTGGTGCCCAGGAAAAACAGACGCACCGGCGGCAACGGATTGCCGTCCTCATCGTCGCCGCGATCAATCACCAGCGGATCGCCCTTCAACTCGATCCCCAGCGTCTCCATGACAAAATCACGGATAAACCTCAGGAACGAATAGGCCTGCGCACGGCTGGCAGAAATGAAAATCTGGTTCCGCCCCGTCTCAAGCGCCCTGATCAGACGCTCACGCGCAAAATACCAGGTCGCCCCGATCTGACGGCTCTTGAGGATAAACCGCGTCCTGAGGCTGGTGGTGTTGCGCCAGTTTTCCTGAAACCCGAACAGGCTGGACTGAAACGCCTCCGTAAGTTTGGCCACCGCTTCACGGTCGATCAGATTACGGCGTTGCGGCTTCTTCTCCCCCTTGTTCCGGTTGGCCACCTTCGGATTCAGGTCGCCCTCATGCCCGCCCGGTGCCTCATAACGGCGGATGCGCGCCGCGCTGACCATCTGACGCATCATCAGGTCGATTTCCTTGAAATCGCCGCCCGTTTTCTGATCCTTGCCGATCAGCAGGCTTAACCTGTCCTCCAGCGCCACCTCAACCTTATCCAGCGGCGTCGCCTCGTCCCACTTCCCGCGCTTCTTCCAGCTATCAACCGTGGTGCGCGGAATATCCAGCACCTCGGCAATCTGGCTTATGGGGTATCCGCAAAAATAAAGCGCCCGCGCCTTACGCTGCGGGTCAAAGGGGATTTGCGGGATAATCGGGGCCGTCATGGCCCCATTTGCGCCCCTGTCTGTCCGCCCGGCGACCTGATCCTGTTTTGATGGCGGCCTTCAAAACGCCCTTACATTGCCTAACCCCCTGACGCTGCGGCCTTTTGGGGCTTTGAAACGACGCGCCCGAACAAACTCAGGGCCGTCAGTCCGCACAAAGCCACCTCAGGAGCCGCCAGACATGGCCTTAAAGCCCAAAAAATTCCGCGTTGCCGTTTCCGGCACCACAATTGATGGCCGTGAAATCACCCCCGAAATGCTGACACAGGCCGTCGAAACCTTCTCCCTCGAAGGCTATACGCCGCGCGTCAATGTCGAACATATCCGCGGCATGTCCGGCGACAAACCTTTCGGCGCAGTCGGTGACGTGGTTGCCCTGTCGGTACAGGAAGACACCATAAACATCGCGGGCAATACCGAAAAGGTCACCGCGCTTTATGCCATGATCCAGCCGAATGAGCGCGCCCTTGAACTCAACAAGGCCGATCAGAAGGTCTTTACCTCCATCGAGCTGTGGCCGAACATTCGCGGCACCGGCAAATGGGGCATGGTCGGCCTCGCCCTGACCGACACACCCGCCTCGCCGGCCACTGAGCGCGTTCAGTTTTCCAAACTGGCACAGGCCCTGCTGATCGGCGGCGATGACGAGGTCAAATTCGACGCCCCCGCCCCGACCGAATCGCAAGGGGCCTTCGCTTTGGCCCTCAAGGCCATGTCCGAAGCCGTCACGGCCCTGACCGGCGGCACCAAACCCGAACCGGCCCCCGAACTGAAACCGGACGCGCCCACCCTGCCCGATCAGTTTTCCGCCGTCTTTAAGGCGCAGGCCGATGCCCTTGAGGCCCTGAGCCAATCAACCGCCGAACAGATCACGGCCCTGACCCGTCTGATCGAAACACAGACGCGCGATTTCACGGCCCTGAAAACCAAACTCGAAACCACCGAAGCCCCGGCAACCTTCAACCGTCCGCCTGCCACCGGCGGCGATGGTGCCGCCCTCCGGGCTGAGTGCTGATCCGCCTGCCCAAACCCCGCCCCTCACCCCGCCCCCTCAGGATTTCCGCCTCCCATGAAAAACGCCACCCGTAAGCTGTATAATGCCTTTGTCTCTCAGATTGCCGTGCTGAACGCCGTCGATCTGGCGACGGAAAAATTCAACGTCACCCCGTCTGTTCAGCAAAAGCTGATCGACAAGCAACAGGAAGCCTCCGACTTCCTCAACCGCATCAACTTCATTTCCGTCGATGAACAGGAAGCGGCTATTCTCGGCCTGTCAGTGACCGGCACACTGGCCTCACGCACCAATACGGCCACGGGCAATACGCGCCAGACCAAAGACCCTTCCGGTCTGGATGGCCGCACCTATAAGTGCGTGCAAACCAACTTCGACACCCACCTGACCTACGCCAAGCTCGATCAGTGGGCCAAGTTCAAGGATTTTCAGGTGCGCATTCAGCGCATGATCGTCCGCGCTCAGGCCCTCGACCGTATCCGTATCGGCTGGCACGGCACCTCGGCAGCCGCCGCGACCAATGCCAATGACAACCCGAACCTTCAGGACGTCAACAAAGGCTGGCTGCAAAAAATCCGCGAAGAAGCGCCGGAAAAGGTATTCGACGAAGGCACCGTCGCCGATGTTGTCACCTATGGTCATGCCGATGCGGACTATGCCACGCTTGACGCTCTGGTCTGGGATGCGGCTCAGACACGCCTGCCGGAATGGGCTAAGGATGACCCTGACCTGGTCGTGATCGTCGGCACTGACCTGCTTCACGATAAGTATTTCCCGATCATCAATCAGGAACAGGCCCCGACTGAACAGCTGGCGCGTGACACCATCATGTCCTCGAAGCGGCTCGGCAACCTGCCCGCCTATCGTGTGCCCTTCTTCCCTGCCGGTACCGTCCTGATTACCAAGTTCGACAACCTGTCCATCTATCAGCAGGAAGGCAAGAACCGCCGCCACATCAAGGATGTGCCCGAACGTGACCGCGTCGAAGATTATCAATCCTCAAACGACGCCTATGTCATCGAAGATACCGATTACGTGGTGCTGATCGAGAACATTCAGGCCTACGAAGTCCCCGAAGAGGGGCTTGAGGAAAACGGTTAATCCGTCCCCGCTCCGGCCTGTGTGAAAGGCGGGCCACTTAAAGGCCCGCCTTTTGTTTACCCTTGATGTCACGGAAAATCCTATGACCCGCCGCCTGTCCCCCTCGCAAATCCATCTCAACCGTATTCTGGCCGCCCAGACCCTGCGCCATGCCACCCTGAACGCCGGTGTCGCTTCCGCCCGACCGGACAAAGGCCCCGCCGCCTCGGCCTACAGCCGCCTGCGTCAGCAGCTGGGCGAACACATTGCCGAAATCAAACTGATCAAGGGCACTGCCAAAAAGATCGCCCGTCGCCGTGAGCTTCTGCCGCTCTATGACGATCATCTGAACGCTGTCCTCGATGCCGCCGAATCCGAAGGCAAGGCCCTTCAGGACGAAGTCTTTTCGTGGCTCACCCTGTGGTATATCGACTGCGCGTCGGTGGATGCTACCCTCTATGACCGCGCCTTTGATCTGGTCGATCACGTCATGACCTATGGCCTCAATTCCCCCGAAACCTTTCGCCGCGACATGGGCAACCTGTTGCTCGAAAATGTCTGTGATCCGGCCCTGACCGCTATCGCCCTGGCAACCGATGACGAACCCGAACCCTTCCCGATCCACGTCCTGACCGAAATCGAAACCCTGACCTCTAAGGCCGATCACATCGACGAGGTTTTGGCCAAGCTCAATAAGGCCCTCGGCCTGCTTTATCTGCGCAAGGCCCGCCGGATCGAAAACGGCGACACGGATGGCCCCGCCGGTGGCCTTCAGGCCGCACGCTCCGAAGCCCTGAAACGCCTGCGTGCCGCTCTTGAACTCAACCCGTCCTGCGGCGTCAAACAGGATTACGACAAACTGAAACGCCTCATGGCCAAATCTGACGCCGCGCCTGACACCCCGCCCGAACAGGCCGGATAACCCATTGCGGGGCCTGCCCCGCTCACCCTGCGTCCCGCACGCGCCGGGGGGCGGAAACAAAAACCTGACAACGGCCCTGCCGTCCGCTCCGGTTTATGTCTCCCCACCCCCCATCCGCTTTTTTTACAGGCCTCTGCCATGTCCGATGTGGTCTTTATCCCCGATGCCGAAGCCCCCGCCCCGATTGATCCTGACGCCCATGTGGCGGCGGGGCCATTCTGGCCGGACATCCGCCTGTCCGATTTTCGCGCCGCCATGCGCATCGGCAATTCGACCATACCCGACGCCCGTGTGCGCCGCGCCCTTGAGGGGGCCTTGCTCACCGTCGATACGGATCTGCGCCTCTGGCGTCAGGCCCGCCTTTCTGAAGGCTTTGCGACTCTGGCCGACTGCCCGTCTGAAATGTTCGGCGACAGGTCGCGCCTGATCCTGCTCTATGACCGCGCCATCTATGCCTATGCCGCCGCCGATCTGGTCGAAACCCACCGCGACATCACCGCCACCAAAACCGGCGTTGATAAATCCGACAGCCATGAACTGACAGCAGATGACCATAAACGCAATGGCCTTCAGGCCGTGCGTGACCTCAAGGGCAAACGCCGCATTAAGGTCGGGTTGGTCTGATGGCCAAAACCCTCACCGTTACCGCCCTGCAAAACGAAACCATTGACGCGCTGGTGTGGCGCGTTCTGGGGGCCGATGCCTCTGCGGTCGGGGCCGTCCTCAGCCTCAATCGCGGCCTCGCCCAACTGGGGCCGACCCTGCCCGAAGGCACCCCTGTCATCCTGCCCGTCAAATCGGCCCCCGCCATCGCCCCGCGTGAAACCGTCCAGCTTTGGGACTAAGCGCATCCCCAAAAGTGGTGGCCGGTTTTGGGAATAAGATGCGCGACCAGAAAGAAACCCGATGAAAAAGCCCCAGTCTCTCCGCGCCGCCATTGAGGCGCGAAACCCAGACCTCAAGAAAAACCCGGACAAACTGAAACTGTATGTTCAGGACGGTAGCGTCAGCCTCAGATACGGCGAAGCGCAGGGCTATCAGTACACCTACCGGCTCGACATCACGATCATTGATTTTACCCTCGATACCGACCGCATCATATTGCCGGTCACCGAATGGCTGCGCACCCATCAACCCGACCTGTTGCTTAATCACGACCGCGCCGATCGGGCCATAGGATTCGATGTCGATATCATCGACGCCGAATCCTGCGACATCCAGCTCAGCCTGAACCTGACCGAAACCGTGGACATCAAACGCATCGGTAACCGCACCGCCGCCGTCTATCGCCCCGAAGCCCCCCTGCCTGACCGCCCCCTGACCGACCCGCCCGCCCCCCTGTCATCCGTGTTTGACGATCTGGGACAACTGGCCCCCTGGCCGCCGCGCACCGGTGACTGACCATGCCGGAAAACGACCTGAAAGAACTGGATGCCCTCCAGACCCGCCTGAATAGCCTGGCCGCCAGCCTGTCGCCTGCTGACCGGCGCACATTCCTGCGCGGCATCGGCACCTATATCCGCCGCTCACAAATGCAGCGCATAGGCCAGCAGAAAAACCCCGACGGCACAAAATACACGCCCCGCGCCCGCCCGAAAAAACCCCTCATCGGCCTGCGCGCCATCCATTTCCTCTACCCCTCCGGCGGCTCAGGCGCGCCACGCGCGGTCTTTATGAAATCGTGGCGCTACGAAGGCAAACGCTACCTGATCGGCTGGGACACCGAAGCCGGTGGCGAACGCACCTTTGACCGGTCAAAAATCATCCGCCGCCTGCCCGTTGACCCCTCACTGCAAAATAAAAACGCCGGTAAGCTCCGGCCTGTTTCACGGCGTGAGAAGATGATGTTCCGCAAACTGCGCGGCCCCCGCTTCCTGCGCTACCACCTCACCCCCGACGAACTGTCGGTGGGCTTTGCCGGTCGCACGGGCGAAATTGCCCATGCCCACCAATATGGTGACGACACCCGCCCCGCCCGCGAACTGATCGGCCTGTCCGATGACGATATGCAACATATTCTGGACGAGGCCTACCGTCTGGTGGATGAGGCGTTTGACTGACGCGCTGATCCGGCGCGGCCTCAAAAAACATTATTGTAACTACAAAAAATATTGACGGACTTAATTAATGTAGTTACATTAAACCTATGATGATTATCTGGGATGAACCTAAGCGCCTTTCAAACCTCGACAAGCACGGGCTGGATTTTTCCGACCTGACGCTTGATTACTTCGCGGACGCTCTGGTTCGCTCGGCTAAGGACGGGCGTTATATGGCTATCGGTTACTTGAACGGTCAACTGGTTGTGGCCGTGGTCTTTCGCCCCCTTGGCACCGAGGCCCTTTCGGTCATCTCCATGCGCCCCGCCAGCGCGAAAGAAAGGAGTTTCCTATGACGCACAAAAAGGAATTTGCTGCCGGTCGCGGTTACACCCCAGAGGATTGGGACGCGGTTTCTGATAATCCTGAATGGACTGCCGCCGATTTTGCCGCCGCCCGACCCTTTTCCGAGGCCCTGCCGGAATTGGCCACCAAGTTGCGGCGCGCCGGACGGCCGGTTTCGCCAAACCCGAAAAAGCAGGTGACCCTGCGCCTCGATGCGGATGTGCTGGAAGCCTTCCGTGCCACCGGCACAGGCTGGCAAGGCCGGATCAATGAGGTGCTGCGCAAATCCTCAGGGCTGTAATCCGGCCCGCCCCGAAGCGATCCGCCGGATCGTCACCGACTGGCTGCGCGACAAAACCTGTTTGAAATAGCCACCTTTCGTTTGACATGCGCCCATCCGTGTACTAAAGTACACAAATGATTGAAGTGCGCCAAACCGCTGAATTTTCCAACTGGTACAAAGGCCTGAAAGATAGCCGCGCCATCAAACTGATTGCCCGTCGAATCGTTCGGCTGCAATCGGGCCTTCTGGGCGACGTGAAGTTTTTTGACGGGATTGGCGAACTGCGTGTGGATACCGGCCCTGGCTATCGGGTCTATTTCGTCCGGCGCGGCAACACTATCATTATTCTTCTGTCTGGTGGCGACAAAAGCACCCAAAAGAAGGACATCAAACACGCCATTGATATGGCAAAGGAGGTCTGACATGGCTATCGAAACCTTCCCGTTCGATCCTGCCGAATATCTTGATGATGAATATTCTCAGGCCGAACTGCTGGCCGACGCCTTTGAAACCGGCGACACGGCCTATATTGCCAATGCGCTCGGTGTCATTGCCCGTGCGCGCGGCATGACCGCCGTTGCCCGCGAAGCGGGAATAACACGCAAAGGCCTTTATAAGGCCCTGAGCGAGAACGGCGACCCGAAACTGTCCACATTGCTGGGCATCATGAAGGCTGTTGGTATTAAGATCAGCATTTCAATGCCCCCCTCCCCTCTGGTATCAACCCCCTGACCGCAGGCTCGCATTGATATGGCAACATAGGTCTGACATGGCGATCGAAACCTTCCCGTTCGATCCTGCCCAATATCTTGATGATGAATATTCTCAGGCCGAATGGACATTCACGCCCTGCTTGAGGACGAACGTAAAGATTATGGTGAAACCCGTTATCGCGCATGGGGTTTAATTGATGGCGAATTTTACTGTCTGGCCTTCACTGATCGGGATGGTGTCCTGCGCGCCATCAGCCTGCGCCGTGCGCGTGATAAGGAGGTAAAACGTTATGTCCCGCAAAGCTGAGTTTCTAACCAAACCCCATTCAAAGATCAAAAACACACCCCAAGCCAAGGTGTCTTTTGATGAAGACAATCCCGAATGGACGGCAAAGGACTTTGCCGAGGCCAAACCGGCCCGTGATCTGCCCGCCCATATTCTCGCGGCCTTTCCGAAAACCAAGACTCGTGGCCCAAATCTGGCCCCTAAAAAAGTGCCTGTCTCTATCCGCCTCAGTCCCGACGTACTGGACTATTTCAAATCCGCTGGCCCCGGCTGGCAAGGCCGCATCGAAGAGGCCTTGCGCAAATCCTCAGGGCTGTGATCCCGCCGCAGTAACCTGCGCCTGAAGGTCGATCAGCTGCGCCCGCGTGCGCCCCGCATAGTCATACAGATCGACCATTGACCTCAGGCAATCCGCGCCGGTCATGTGGACGCCCCCGTCCGGCGCACGTTCGGCACCGGCGGCGGCGGGGTCATCAGCTGCGGGGCCACGCTCGGACAGGTCACCATTGGCGACGGCTGCGGCCTGATCGAGGAGGCGCACCCCGTCAGCATCGACACAGACAGTGCGATAGACAGGTGTTTCAACAATGCGTTCGGTTTCACGATGTATCTCCCTTGTGGCGGTTTGACGCTGGCTTTCAATGGCGGCCTGACGTTTGGCCAGATCATCAATCCGGCCTTGCAGGGCGCGCGTGGCCTCAAGGCGCGCCCTCTCGATCTCTGAGGCCCGCAACTGCGCCCGCGCCGCGCCTGCCTGTTCGCCGTTGCTCTGGCCCCTGATGTACATAAGGCCGCCAAAGGCCAGACCGGCCACGGCCACAAGCGCCAGATTTCGGATATCGCCCGGCATCAGAACAGCCCCACAATGCGCGCCGCACGGGCGCGGGTGGTCGATAGCTCAAGGCGCGCTGGCCCATTGATAATCCGGCGCACCTGCGCAGCGTCATTGCGATCCGCCGCCGCACTGAGTTTTTCGTTTTGCCAATAGGCAACGGCAGCAATGGCCGCATAGCCCGGCACCTCAAGCAGGGCCGGTTTTTCAACCAGCGGCAAACCTGTCCATTTTGCGAGCGCCGCATAATTGCCACGGCCCGTATGATGCAGATAGCCGCGCCCGATATGACGCCAGCCGTCGCCGGAGGCCTCATTGCCGTTGCCATTGACACCGGCATAGACGCGATTGGCAATCGCCTGCGGCCCGCGCCGGATCAGGCCAACGGCATCGGCCTGCCCCTTCACCGCCGAATAAACGGCATCAAGGCGGGCCGCGTCACGGTAATTCATGTTTTCCACAAGACGGGTAAATCCCATGGTTTCAACGCTGGCATTGGCCAGAAAGTGCGCCAGCCGCAAAGGTGTATCCAGCCCGCCCCTGACGATCTGGGGCGCAAGGGCCTCGGCATGGCCCCTCAGGGTATCCGTGATGCGCCCGCCTGCCACAAAGGCCATCAGGCCCGCCAGAGTTTTCGGGCCGAAAATCCCGTCTATGGCCCCGACATCATAGCCGCGCGTGGTCAGGGCGCGCTGGGCGCGTTTCAGTTCGTCAGACATTACGAATGTTTCCGTTTGTGATCAAAGCGGCAATGCAGCTCACGCCGCGAATGGGTCACCGCGCGCGCAAAGGTGATAAGTGTGGCGATGGCGGACACCGCCGCGATCAACCCAAGCGTCAGGATCATTTCGGCCCCTCCATTTCCAGCTTGCGCTGCATCAGGAATTGCAAACCATTGAGCAGGAATCCGACCCCCAGCGCGCCAAAGGCCATGCTGATCAGCACTGACGCCACCGGCGGCAGATGGAAATAGAGCGTCAGCCCCAGCGCCGCCGTGGTGAAAAACGGCAGGCCCGACAGGTCTGAAATCGCCAGCCACCGGCGCTTGCGTCGCCAATGGATCAGTTCTTCCGGATCGGACGGCGGCAGGGGCGCAATGCCATAAAGCGCGTATCCCAGCCGCGCCGTCACGCCCGTAAGGCCGGAAAACAGGCTCAACACCCATGTGATTGCCATTTCGCTCTGTGTCATGCCCCCATGACACGCATCCCCTCGGCCTGATCCAGAACGGGCTGTTTTGATGACCGCCATCAAAACAGGATCAGGTCGCGCCCCTGACGCCCCCCCGCCATCAATGGCGGCATGACCACCACCATCGACATGTCACGCCTGCCGCGCCCCACGGTCATCGAACCTGTGGCCTATCAGACGTTCCTCGACGAAATGACCGCCGCTGTGCGCGTCGCCATGCCCGATCTGGTGCTGTCTGAGGCCGATCCGGTCATGAAAACCCTGCGCATCTGTGCCGGTTTCCGAATGCTCGACCGCCAAACCTTCAATGACGACGCCGTGTCGCGGCTTCTGGCCTTCGCCACAGGGGCCGATCTGGATCACCTGGGCGCACTGGTCGGTGTCGCCCGCCTGATCCTGACGCCCGCCGATCCTGAAACCAATGCCCCCGCCATCTTTGAGGATGACGACACCTTCCGCGACCGCATAGCCAACGGCACCGAAGCCTTTTCGGTGGCTGGCCCTGAGGGCGCCTATGTCGCGCTCGCCCGTGGTGCCCATCCCGATGTGCTGGATGTCTCGGCCATTTCCCCCGATGCCGGTGAGGTACTGGTCTCTGTCCTGTCGCGTGTCGGTACCGGCACCGCCGCACCCGACGTGCTGAACGCCGTGCGCGCCAGACTGACCGCCGAAGATACCCGCCCGATGACCGATGAGGTCACCGTGCAATCAGCCACTATCATCCCCTATGCCGTCACCGCCCGTTACCGCACCGAAGCGGGGCCTGACGCCAGCGTGGTCGATGCCGACATGATGCGGCGCGGTCTGGCCTATGCCGCCGATCAAAAGCGCGTCGGGCGTAATATCACCACGGACGGATGGATTGCGGCGCTGCGCGTATCAGGTGTGTCCAAGCTGACCCTGACCTCGCCCGCCGCCGACATCGCCGTTGACGACACCAAAGCGGCGCACTGCACCGGCATCACCCTGACGCCTCTGGGGGTGGGTGAGTGATACAACCCTCAAGCCTGCTGCCGCCCAATGCCACCCCCTTGCAACGGGCCATCGAAACCGCCCTGCGTGTGCGCCCGACCCCGCGCGTGGTGCGCGACCTGTTTGACCCCATGCTCTGCCCTGCCGACCTGTTGCCGTGGCTGGCATGGCAACTGGGTGTCCGGCGCTGGGATAATGACTGGCCCCTGTCCGTCCGTCGCGAACGCGTGCGGCGCGCCGCCGAAATCCAGCGCAAAAAAGGCACCATAGGGGCCGTGCGTGCGGCTGTCTCTGTCTTCGGCGGCAATGTCACCATCCGCGAATGGTGGCAAAAAACCCCAAAAGGCCCCCCGCACACCTTTGACATGATCCTGTCCCTGTCAGGAAGCGACGGCGATGCCCCGCCGGTCGAACTGATTGAACAGGTATTGGACGAGGTGCGCATGGCCAAGCCGCTGCGGTCGCATTTCACCTTCACCCTCTCCGTTCAATCTCAGGCCCGCATTGGCGTTCACGCCGTTGCCCGCACCCTCAATCTGGTGCGGCTGCGGGCCGTGGCCCCCTAAGGGAGCATCCCCCATGCCCGCCATCACCTTTATCATCACCAATGCAGGCCTTGACCTGCTGGCGGCCAATGGCGGCACCGCCGCCGTGGCCCTGACGCAATACGGGTTTTCGCAAACCGCCTTTGCCGCCTCCGCAACAACCACGGCCATCCCCAACGAATTTAAACGCCTGTCAACACTGTCCGGTGCCGCAACCGGCATCGGCACCATTTCCCTGTCCCTGATGGACGATAGCAATGATGTCTATGACATGCGCGCGCTCGGCATCTATGCGTCCGACGGCACCTTGTTTGCCGTCTATTCCCAATCCACCCCGATCACCTCCAAGGCCGCCAATGCCAACGTCTTAATTACGCTGGACATCGCCCTGACCCGCGTCGATGTCACACAGCTGGTGTTCGGCAACACAAATTTCCTGCTGCCTGCCGCCACCACGGAACGCGAAGGCCTTGTGGAGCTGGCCACCTCTATCGAAACCTCGACCGGCACCTCCGCCACCCATGCCGTCACGCCCAAGGGGATGCGCGACACGCTTACCCAAGCCTATCTGATATCACGCCTGGCCTACACGCCGGTGCGCCAGGGCACGGGCATCGGTCAACTGGGCAACATTGTGCATATCGGCTGGAAACCCAATGCGACGGTGGGCATTACCGTCGATGCGGTCGATCAGGGCTACATCATCATGGACAAGCATTATACGGGTGCCTCTGTCCTGAGCCGGTTGCTCACCGTCGATGGCTCAGGCTCCGGCCTCGATGCTGATCTGCTCGATGGCCAACACGGCAGTTATTACGCCCCCATCGCCTCGCCCACCTTTTCCGGCACGGTCGCGGCACCGACCATCACCGCCGATAATGGGGCCGCTCAGTCCATCCTGCGCCTGAAATCCACCGGTCAGAACGCAGCGGCGGTGTCTGACCTGCAATTCTAT